ATTATATTGGGTATGGTCATTCCATTCTTTCGCATAATTTGTCGGCCTGTCCTCCCATCTCGTTACCCAGTCACTATCAACTTTAGCAACATATTGGTTACCTGCGTTTTCAATCGCAGCGATAACCATAGCCTGATAACCGCTTCCCATCTTCGGGTCGTAATAGTCCTGAGAGCCCACTATCGAATCGTTCGGTTCAGGCTCGGATTTTAGATATTCAGATTTATAGCCCAGCACGCCAGCCGCCGGTGTAGCCCACGTGCGGGTATAATTCGTATTGATGTCACCAGTAATATAATTGGCATTAAGGATTTCCGTGTTCGTATATTCCCGCTCGGATTGACTTTTTGAAAGTAATGGTCTTATCTGCTCGAACGGATGAAACTGCCTCGGCAGCCAGTTCGCAGCAGGCAGTATCACCTCATAAGGTGCTGTTACCAGCGTTCTTCGATGCACGCGATACCTGTCGGTATCTTCTCCCAATGCGCTGTTTAAGTCGGCTTCGTGGTATTTATCGTAATCGAAATACCGCCGCCAATGCCCTGAATTGAGAACGCCGCCGGTCGTCGGCGGGTGTGCTTTTATACCGCCAAACGTACCGGTCGATGGAAGTCGGGGCCAGACGTTCGTATAAACAACACCGTAGAATTTCAAAAGCCACTGTCCGGCATCAAGGTCACTCCCTGAATGTGCATCACAGTAAGCCTCATACTCCGCCAGATTTTTATCAACCAAATCATCAACATCATTAAACATACCCGCTCCGGGATTAAAGAGCAGATATATCCGCTGCCGAAGCCACTCATAAGGCGTATAGGAATACTCATCACCTTTTGAAATCGGGAACGGATTGGCTACAAAGCCATTTAACGGATCGGTCGGCTGATATGGCTGTGGCATTATTCCGCATCCCCCCTTACAACCGCACCGGTCCGTTTGTGCTCCGGAATCTCGCGAATTGAGCCATCGTTCGGGGCGGGTGATAGTTGCTCCAAAAAGTGATAGTCACCGTCAATTTTGCCAAGCGGCACGTTGTCATCGCCCTTGTAATACCAGGGTGTCGTGTCGCGCATATTGGCAACATTAGAATAATCGCTGAAGTCCCTGAGCCACTTGGGCTGAATCTCCGTTTCAATCGTCCAGTAATCGGTCCAGTCCTCGGCCTCAGGGTCGCCGGGTTTGTTGCTCGCCGACGATGTGTGGGGCTGCTTGCATATATATATTCGACCCAATGATATATCATCATCCGAGGCAAACTCCGGTTCGCCGACTATGCGGGTATCCTTGTCATAATCGTGGTACAGCTCCCAGTCATCGCAGTCATCTTCCTGCAGACGAACTATATATTGCCCGTAACCATCTTGAAGGGCGGCCTTTTCGTAGAGCGATAAATCGTCCCATGCACCTTCACCGTGCTCGGCGTTATAATTGCTCTCAGCCTCACCATCGGCGTATCGCAGACCCCTTACAATTTTGCAATAGAATATCTTCGTCCCGCCGGCTACCGATGAAACAGCGCCTCTGCGGCGAACGGTATCGCGACCCCGACGCCGCTCGAACCAGCGAAGCATTGCCTGAATTCTGCTGCAATCTCTCTGCGATAAAAGATACTTCTTTGCCATTTTTTAAGCCGCCGACGCAGTCAGTGTCACCGGGTTGTCGGATGCGACCTCATTCGTAAACGTAACGACATTCGGGTCGCGTTTCAAAGTTGCCCCGGCTTCGAGTTTCACGCTCGTCACCGTCCTGGGTGCCGCCGACTTGGTGAAGTCCGTCAGGCCGCCGGTTCCATTGAGAGTCCCGATTGTGCCGGTCGAATTGCTAATAACGGTTCCACCTTTTGTATTGAGGGTTGTTATCGCCCCGCTGCCTTCGGTCTGCAGGGTGCCGCCCTCGTTGGTTACCGTTGTCGCCGCTGCTTTGAGAGTCATCTTACCACCGGTTTTTGAAATCGTCGTAACCGTGACACCCGAACCGATATAGACCTCGGCATCGGTATTGACCTGGTTGATATAGCCCTCGATTATCGAGGCAACGGTTGTCGTCTCGCCCGCTCCGGATGCCACACCGGTCTTGCCTTTGTGGCCGATGATCTTCGAAGCCGCGTTATTAGTCAACAGGCGGACCGCCGGCAGCGTGGAATTGGAACCGCCATCATAGACCGTTATAGTTGTTTCGGTCGAGCCGGCATCGATATTAACCGGGGCCAACTGGGACACCGTGCCCGGGCCATCGTGACGGCCTATATTTATCGCCGTCGCCTTGATTTTTAGATAGCTCGGTGCGTAACCATAGGCCGGATTGCTGCCGATCTGGCTGCGTGTGGTATTGAGCGAGTCGAGGGCGTTCGCAATGCCCGACTGGTCGAGTCCGTATTTCAGTGTTGCCCCTTCGATATAGACATCCTGACTTGCCGCCCCGCCCGGGACCGCACCGCCGGACCAGTTATCAGCCGATGACCAATCTTTCGGGCCGGCGTTGGCCGTTACTACTACTCGCGGGATTGTCGGTGTAGCACCGCCTTCACCATCAAATACCGATGATGCTACGCTGAAGGCCTCGCCCTCCGTGTCGGCTGTCAGAGTGATGTAGGTCGTTTCATCGGCGGCTGTGATAGCTGAGACCATCGAGTCCGTGCTCGCGTTCCAGGCGGCTACCAGGCCCGCACAAACAGCCGCTACGGTCTCGGTTGCCCCGACCGTAAAGCTGATAACCGCGGTCTGGCCGTCAACGCCTGTGATTGTCAGATAATAAATATCGTCCGTGTTCGGGTCCGCCGGTGTGAACTTATCGACCTGAGCGACCACCTCCGCATTTCCTGTGTATCTTATATCTGCCATAATTATAATCCTAAAACTGAAAAAGGTTTTGAATCTAATAAGTCAAATTCGAGAAAAACAGCATCTGCATCATCGACCTTTTTGTCGCCGAGGCCATCGAGCAGAACCGGCTGTGATAAGGGGATACCCTCGGAGTCCGCACAGACGGCGTAAATCGGTTTGCCATCGGAACCGACGCCCGTCTTTGTACGAAATCCCTCATCGAGAACCCGACGCTTCCAGTTGTCCCGGACTCTTATTTGAAATTCGTAAGTAACCTGGTAATATTCCAGCCACGCCGCCCGGGCCGGGGTACCGGCGAGGGTAATACACTTAACCTTGCCCGCCGAATAGCCGTAAAACTCATCACTGTTAATCGCACCTTTATACTCCTCGGCGAGTTGGGAATCGAAATACTGCTCGTTACGCTCAATCCGTAACAGAATATCGTTGACCTCTTTAGTAATCGGCGGGTCCGGGGATTCACCGACCGAATTGACTATCGGCAGGCCGTTGATGTCACGGTCTATCGGCTCATCGGACTCGGCGTGTGACCATGAAACCTTTGCGGGCTGATTGAGCGGGTCAGGGTCCGAAACGTAATAAACCAGCACCTCGTAAAGCAGCGGCCCGACCGCCCGGCAGGTTTTATGGTCAACATAAAGCCACTCATCGCTTGGGTGGGAATCCCATTCGGCTGGAATATGGGGGTCATTTTTCGCCAGATAAACACGGTTCATCATGGATATGGTATCATCGAGATACAGCACCTCGAAGCGGCGAGTAAAGGTCTGCTCGATGGTTCGACCCTCGGTCTGGGAATCGAACAGCAGACCTTTGTAATCTTCTTTTACTTCCGGTAATAGCGCCATTATATTCCTAAGCGAAATTTGTTACAGACACATGGTTTAAGGACGTGCCGGTTGTTGAATTCCTTACGAGCTTCTTTGTTTCGACAAGCAGCTCTCTCAAATTGCGGTCCATACTTTTTGTGTTTCGCTCGGTTGCCCGCTCAATATCGAACTTTGTTCCGGGTGCGAATGTCAGGAACCGGGCTTCGAGCGGATTCCAGCCGCCCGCCGCCCCGCCGCCGGACTTGCCTGCCAGCGCCTTTTTAATCGTTTCGATAAAGGGCGGTGCCCCTTCGCCCGCAGTCGGCAGCCCGTATTTGTCACTTGCCATAATCTGTTCGAGTCTTTTTTTGTGCTCATCAAAAGCCGCCTTGACATCCTTCCATAGTTCAGGAGGCATCTTATCCTCAATCTCCTTCAGGGCGTCGATATATATCTGCTTTGTAGTCTGAAGCGTGCCGCCGATTATATCGGAGACCGTCTCTTTGGTCTGGGTTTTCAGGGCCGCACCCCGCAGTTTTACGAAATCTTCCATCTCGTCGACGGGTATATAAGAGCCGCCATATTGCGCATATCGTTGCTTAACCCACTGTTTTCTCTCTTTACCGCTCGCCCAGTACCCACCGGCGTCGGTCGCCTTGCCATAGACCTGACCTTTGGTTAAAACCGTTCCTCCCCGATTTTTATGAGCGGTCAGGGCTATCTCTGTTGCCTCTTTCCCTTTTGAATTGAAGATGCCTTCCTTTACCCCTCTCCATATACCCTTTCCGCCGGCAATTGCCATTGTAACCGCTGTCCTGAACGCCGCTTCGAGAAGGATGAGAAACGAATCGAACGCAAATTTCATGCCAGCCTTCCAGTCGGATTTCATAAAATCAACGAACGACATAAAGGCATCCTTGGCCAGCGTGATATACGAGATGGACTTCTCGGCCCATTGACCTATTGTCTTCTGATTATCCTCGAGCCACTGCTTTGTTTTGACGGCCCATTTATCGATTGCAGGGATAAGTGTCTTGCCGATGAATTCCTTCGTATCACCCCAGACATTCTTTAACTGCTCGATAATAACGTTATGGGTCTTCACCTCGTCGGTTGCCAGCTTGAAATTGCGTATCCCTATCTCTAATACCTTGTTGAATTTTTCCTGAGTCGAAAGACCCTCGCCGAGTTTGATTCCGTATCTCGCCAGCGTGGTCGTATCGCCTGCCGCCGCACGGGCAACCAGTCGCATGGCAGCAACTGTATCAATTTTATATGCCTTCGCCAAACCGAGGGCCGCTTTTGTCGATTTTTTCAGGGTCTCACCGGAGAGCTTGCCCATGGCCGAACCCATTGCCATCAGTTCGAGTATCGCCTCATCACCATATCTCGTAATCTTTTGGATAGAGCCCGCGAATTTCTCCATATCGTGGACGTTATCCCTGCCGCCGGCTCCCAATAAATCCAGTGCATCGGAAAGCCCCTTAACCGCCGCCTCCTGCCTGCCATAAAGAGATACCGAATCCTTCAGGAATCTCAACACCTGCCGACCGCCCAAATAAACACCCGCCGCCAGTGCCGCTTTTTTCAGCATTGAGCCCATACCGCCCGCGGACAGGCCGATTTTTTTGAACTGCTTACTCGCCCGGTCACGGGCCGTTATTACAACATCAACCGAATGCCTTGCCATTAGCCTATAATCCCCAGTTTGTTTCGCACATAACTTTCAATTTCAAAGACGTACCTGCAGGACTCCGTAAAAATCTTCGCCTGGTCGAGTGCCCCGCCGGCGACCGGCGGCAGTCCTTTTTTATAGAGTTCCGCATATTCCAGAAGCTCCCATACATCAGCGGTTATTATTTCAAGCGGGCACTGCACAATATCAACCGAACCGATATTGCCGCATTCACTGCAGCCGGTTCCGCCGCAGGCCATGCACGTCATCGTCAGGGGGCTGGCTGCGCAGGGTTTGTCCTGGCATTTTTCCCTGCCTTTGCAGTTTTTGCAGATTTCCCCGTACCGGATGGCGATGCCGAGTCGAATTTTTTTTTATCATCGAGGTCCGGGTGCTGCGACATGAGCCGCTTGATAAGTTCCTGTGCCTCTAATATGCCGAGAAATTCCGGCATTTTTTTCGGGTCAAACAAAATCGGGGCACCATTGACATCGTAGATATTGGTCCAACCGACCAGTTTGGTCGCCGCCGTCTCGAAGATCTTGTTGCAAAGCTGCGAACTATCCTCGACATCCTCTAAGGTGTCCTGAACCCGGGCGACTTCCTGCCATTCGAGGCCCGTTAAATATCGATAGATAAATTTCGGCTGTTCCGCCGCCGGCAGGTGCTGGTCGGATTCGAGCACAACGGTAAATAAAGCATCAGGATTTGTTGCTAAGGGCATCGGGTTTTTTCTCCTTAATTGATTCGAGATACTGTTTCTGTGTTTCCGGTGAAAGCATCCGCCATATCGTCATAATCTCGGCGTTCGATGCGTTCTCGAAGCCGCCGCGATTCGCCAGCACCGCCTTTTTGATTTGTAAAATACTTATCATAAAAAGCTCCTGTTCGTTAAGCCGCCGTCACAGCAATCGCGACAGAATCATTGCCGCTACTGTGCAGGCACTGGCCTGTTATATCGTGAATCTGGATTCCTTCACGTTCGCCTTCTGGAATCTCCATATACTGAACTTTCGGGATAGTGAACGTCACCTTGTCGGTGCCGTCATTAACCGACAGCGAAACATCCGCCGTTGTGCCGGCCAGCCATATCCCGTTGTAATCGTAGCCGGCAACCAGGTCGGCCTCCGGGTCGATACCGATTTCAGGTGCATTATCGGTTATCATGTAATAGGCTATGCCGCCTACCGCCGCGATGTCGGCACGCGGGACAACAACATTGCCCATATTAAGACTGAAACGGCTCACCTTTATAGTTTCGGTTGCAAGGGTGAAGGTGCCGCCGGCCAGCTTCATCGGGGCCGTTGTGCTCGGGGCATAAGCCGGCAGGGCCTCATCTATCGGGGCCTGCCAGATCCCGGTAAATTCGAAATTAAGATACAATACTTTGCCAAACTCGCCTTCGAATACCACCTTGCCCGAGGCGCCGGCCAGGCCCTTTTTCTTACCAGCTTCCCAGACATCGATGGATATGGTCTTATCGTTCGTATGGGTCGAATGGACCTGATAGACCTCCAATGTTTTGGCGAACATGCAGGCCTGCAGCAGTATAGCCAGGCCGGGCTCCAGACCGCTCGAACCGGTGCCCCGCATCTCGGCGCGGAACGAACAGACACCCGACCGCTCGCCGAGGACACCTGTTTCCTTGCCGCCTCGATAAAGACCGGTGCCGTTGCGGGCCTCGAACGGGGCCGTCGGATTTATCACAAGGTCGAAGACCATGAGGGCCTGGTCGCCTGCCACTTTGTCCCCCTTATCGGTTTCGATTTTTACCTTTATTGTTCTTTGTCGCCATAATAGTGGTGCTGAAAGTGCCATGATTTATCTCCTACATTTGAGTATATGGGTCATCTGGTTTTGTCCTGTAAAAAACGCTGAAATTAACCGCTATTCCGGTAAAGCCATCCTCATCATCGAACATTCTCGAAGGCTCTACGAGCGTGTCGATAGCCAGCCCGCCGCGAGATGTATCTGTCATAAGCTTTTTAATGATGTCGGCCCTGACCTGGTTGCGGCGGGTATCCATCGATGCGGTTTCCGAATCCGAATCGATTACAAGTGCGAACAGCATAAAGGGCTGGCGATATTCGGCGACGCCGATAGGCGCAGTTTCAACGATTTCTTCGTCACCCTGAAAAATGAGGACCGTCAGGTCATCAGGGCTGACATCTTTATAGTCGTTACGCCGGGGCCTGACCGCTGTAAGGTCCTGACTGTAGCCGTTAGCCTCGGTTATTTCATTGACGGCGGTCTCGATATTGCTCGCTATCTGTTCAAGAACAGGTGTGCTCATCCCGACCTCCGTTTCTCAAGAATATACTTAACCTGCTTATCGATTTGCATCGCGAGGTTTTTGCGGGTATCTTCGGTCACCCGGCGTACAAGTGACTCGGCCCCTTCGAACGCCCTGCCGAGTGATGGTCCTCGCAATTCCTGAACCGGCAATCTGCTTTTCCCTTTTCGCTTGAAAACGCCCGTATGCCCGCTGCTCATCGTGGCGATGAACGCCGACTCTATCTGCTGCTTGGCACCGCTTTTTTGAATTTTGTATGAAACTCCCCGCCTGGTCTGCCTGGCCCCGAATTCTTTCAGTGCTATCCGCCGACCGCTAAGCTTGATAGTCGCCGTCCATCGGCTGCGCGTCGCCTTTTTCAAATCAACCTTTTCCCGAATCGCCTTTGATTTCAGATTGAGACTGGCCGCCATCTCGCGGATGATTTGGGTCAGGGCGGGGCCCGCCGTCCGGTTAATCCCCCTGCTCATCACCCTCGGCATTGCCCCGGGTATGCCGGAAAGCTGCTGCTGAATCTGCCGCAACTTCCTTTTGTTAAATGTCACTTTGACATCCGCTGCCATTTACCGCACCTCCAGTATGAGCATCCCGGCATCCTGGCTTATTATTTTTGGGAGTCTTTTTTGCACCGCCGCCTCACCGTAACGCACGGGCAGAGATATTTTGTCCTTGCCCGTATCGATTTCATCGGAGCTTATACCACTCACCGAACTATTGGCAACCGTAACGGTCAGCATATCAGAGTGGCCGCTGTCGATTCCGGGGACAGGTGCCAGGGGTTCGCGGTCAACAATAGCCGTTATTTCCCGGACATCGCCGCCATAAGGAACGTAAGTAACCGTCTCGCCGAACCGTTCGAGAAATTCCGCCGCCGTCTCGATTAAGATGTCATCGAAATCAGTGGTTTCCGGCGCCGCTGTCGTTGACTGAATCTGGATATTTACGAGATTGCTCGGCGCCGATTCGACATCATCGCTCACGTTCACCGCGTATGCCTCGAACCAGCCGACCGAAAGACCCGACTGGGTTAGAGCACCCGAGCCGCTGCGTGTGCCGCCGGTGAGCCAGGCTGTGTTCCATTTCTGGCGGTAATAAAGCTGGACCGTTCCGACGCCGGAGCTGACAGTTGCGACAAAGCTC